AAATTAAATGAAGTGGCAATCTTCAATTCAAACTTGGCTTACGCTACAAGACTTTTCACTGAACATTCAACTTCTAAGCCTAAAAAAATTAACATTCTTAGAAGATTTGACTCTGCTGAGACCCTCAAGGAATCAAAAGCATTATATAAAACAATTAAAGATGAACTTTCACAAGGTTCAAAAACGGCACCAATTACTGAATCTATTGAAAGAGTAATTGACCGTGAACCACAATCAGGTTCTGCAATTAACTTGATTGAATCTAAGACATATGAGAATCCTCAGTTCCTTAGAATGAAAGACATCATGAGTAAAATTGCAAAATAAATAATAAAAATAAAAACCAAAATAAAAAATGGGAGCATTATTAGAATCAGGTCTCGTTGGTAACATAGGTCTTAAGCACCTTAAAGTTATCAAGGAAGATACTATCAACAAATGGGACAAATTAGGGTTCCTTGAAGGCCTTCGTGGTCACCTAAAAGAGAACGTAGCTCAGTTATATGAAAACCAAGCTTCATTCTTAATTAACGAAGCATCATCTACAAATGACAGTGGTTCATTTGAAACGGTTGTGTTTCCAATCATTCGTCGTGTATTCTCTAAACTTTTAGCTAACGAAATCGTATCAGTACAAGCTATGAATCTTCCTATCGGTAAGTTGTTCTATTTTGTACCACAGATTCAGGGTTATAGTGGTGGTACTGACTATTATGGTAACAACGCTCAAAGCGGTCAACATATTCCTCCTGTCGGTTCACCTGGAAATTATCCTGGTAATCCTGATGGTGGTTATGGAACTGCTGTAGGTGGTGGTAACTACAATAACACTTACACTAAGAATCTTTATGATTTGTTTTATGAAGGTACTGAACCAGGTTTGGACCCTGCAGGTTTATTTGACTATTCAAAAGGACCATTCTGGGTTGTAAGTGCTGATACTTTCACAGTAAATTGGGTAAATGGTCAATTGGTACCTTACGCTTATCCTGCGGTTGAAACTCGTAAGGTAATCATTGGTATGTCAGGTTTTTCTAACGTTGGTGACGGTAAACTTATCGGTCCTGACGGTCAAGAAATGGACACTGAAGAATTCTTATCTGATTTGAGAATTTTGGGTGTTGGTACTAGTGGTGCAGTTAACCCTTACACCGCATCTAATGTCGGTACACCTTATTTATTCAGAGTGTTGACTCAACAATATGGTAGAAGTATTGCTAACTATGGTAGTAACACAAGTACAAGTTGGAATAACAGTCTTCTTTCCACCAATTCACCAGGTAATGGTGGAACTTTCAACAACATTTGTTCTGCAAATGGTATAATTTATCTTGAAGTTGACTTACAAGTTCCTGCTTGTATCAACTGTGGTGGAAGCACACCTGATGGTTACAGTGGTGTTACTTTCTCATCATCTACCGCAATTAACACTGCGTTTAGAGCAATGTACAGAAGATATAAGAATCTTGAATTTGAAGACAAGATTGGTGAAGTTTCTTTCCAACTTGAGTCAGTGACAGTTTCTGTTACAGAAAGAAAGTTGAGAGCACAATGGTCACCAGAACTTGCTCAAGACGTTGCGGCATTCCACAACATCGACGCTGAGGCTGAATTAACAGCTTTATTGTCAGAACAAGTGGCGGCTGAAATCGACCGTGAAATTCTCCGTGACCTTCGTAAAGGTGCGGCTTGGACACTTCGTTGGGATTACAACGGTTGGAAGCGTCTGAACAACCAATCTACTCCTTACACTCAGAAGGACTGGAACCAAACTCTTATCACTGCAATCAACCAAATCTCTGCACAGATTCACAAGTCTACGTTGAGAGGTGGAGCAAACTGGATTGTTGTATCATCTGAAGTTTCTGCAATTTTCGATGACCTTCAATATTTCCACGTTTCTAACGCAGCTCCTGAGCAAGACCAGTATAACATGGGTATTGAAAGAGTAGGTACATTAGCAGGTCGTTACCAAGTTTATCGTGACCCTTACTTCCCAGCAAACACAGTATTGTTGGGTCACAAAGGTACGTCACTTCTTGACACTGGTTACATCTACGCACCATACGTACCACTTCAATTAACTCCAACTATGTACAACCCATTCAACTTTACACCTATCAAGGGTATAATGACTCGTTACGCCAAGAAGATGGTCAACAACAGGTTCTTTGGTAGAATTATTGTTGAT